TCCGGGGCTTCCCTGATAGACTCTTCTTCTCGTGGTCCCTTAGCTCAGCTGGTTAGAGCATCTGACTCTTAATCAGAGGGTCCCCGGTTCGAGTCCGGGAGGGACCACCAAAAGAAGGCCCGTAGCCGCAAGGTTTACGGGCCTTCCCGTTTTGCCTTCTCTTGCTTCTTGTCTGATATTTTCCGCTTATTTGCCGCCCGTTTTCAGGGGCATTTGCACAACTGCTACACAACCCGTTTTCCAACGGTCGGGGACCGTGTGCCCCGCCATTCCCTAGAGGGGGAACAATGAAGGTTTACGCGCTCATCCTCGCTTCCGCCGCGCTCATGGCCTGCGGCCCCACCACCGTCATCCCCGCTGGTGTGGACATCGGCCCCGCCCCGACACAGATCCAGATGGACCAGGCCGTTTCCAAGTGGGCTTCCACCGTCACACTCCAGCAGCCGGGGAAACTCATCGTCCAGAATGTTCATCTGGTCGGCCCCCGCGCCTGGGTGCGCGACTGGAACGATAACCGGATCACCGGGAAGGGCGAAGCCTCGCTTGTGCCCCCCACCGGCTCGGACTACGGCTGGGAGATCGCTTTCACGGCCACCACCACGGACAACGATGGTCGCACCGTCAGGAAGCTGCCCCAGGCCATCCTAATTGCCCCCGGCATGACCCCCCGAGGGCGTCAGTTCATCCAGTAGCGACTGAGGCGTCCAGTCCTCAGCCATATCCATTCCCAGCAGGAACGCCGCGAACTGCGCGCACTCCCACCCCGCGTGATGCAGTGGATAGCCTAGCCCGGCGTCCACTGCATTTTTTAGGCTGTACCAGTCCCCGAAGTGCTGGAGGGCCAGCGGGAGGTTCATGGCCCTCCCGGATGGCGTGATGAACGGATCGTCCGCCATCCGGTTGGCGAGGGCGTGAACGCTGACGCCGCCCGAATACTGGGCCTCGATGACCAGGGGGATGCCTTCGCAGACCCATACGAGTCCGCAGTGCGCCCACGCGGATCTGGTCCATAGCCTGATGAACCAGTCAAACGGCCCGTGCCCCCGGAACAGTACCAGGTCCCCGGTGTTCACGCTGCCGGCTCGGGAGCGGGGCGGGTGATGACGCCGGTTTTCAGGTCCACCTGGTCCTGGGGGGTTAGGGAATAGGTCTTAGTCAGGTGGTTGCTGACGAACTGAACGGTGGTCTGCGCTGCCTGGAGCGCAGCTTGGGCGTCAGCGAACAGGGTGAGGTCGGAAGCGATGATCTGGTCCATGGTGCGCTCCTAAGCGGAAAGGATCTTGCGGGAAATGAGATCGTCGTGGATCAGGCTGTCGGCCATGTTTGCGATGGCATCCAGCAGGTCCACAGCCGGGACGGTGGCGGCGAGGGGGGCCAGGGAAGCGCCCTGAAGGAAGATGTTTCCCTGATAGGGGTCGGGACCGGGGGTTGCGTTGGGGAACACCGTCCGCTGAACGATGTTTAGTTTGTTGCCGTTCCCGTCCACCACATAGTCCGTCCGCGCATAGGACACGGAAGCGGAGAACGAAGCGACCAGGTGGCCGTTGCTGTCGGGCACCATGGACCGATTGAAGGAAATGTTCGTCGCCGCATACTCGCTGGCGAGGGAGGCTGTTGAGCCTGGGAGTGAAACGGCCATGTGGCCTCCATGAACGGGCGCGATGGCCCGGTTGAATTACCAACGAAGAATGACGAGTCCCGTGCTTCCTGCGAGGGTTGATCCGCTTGCGGTGCGCCCATCGCTGCCGTTCCCGTAGCTGGGACCAGCCGGAGAGGTTCCGCCGCCATAAACGACCTGGCTGTTCCCGCTCTGCCACTGGGTGCTGCCGGGGTATGTGGTGCCCCCGCTGCCCCCCATGGCTCCCTGTGCGCACACAAGGTAGAACGCCCCCACGGCGGACATCGCCAGGGTGCCGTTCCCGGATGACATGGAGCCCATGGTCCCGGCCCCGCCACCGTAGCCGCCAGCACCCGAGACACCGGCAGAGCCACCGTAGGCCGTGAGCCCGTTAAATGTGGAGTTGCCCCCCGCGTTCCCCGTGCCACCGCTGACACCCGCGCCACCCGAACCGCAGACCACGGTGTAGGTGGTCCCCGGAGTGACGCTGGAAATGTAGCGCAGCATCCCGCCGCCACCACCGCCAGCCGGGTTTGATGAGTCCTTGCACCCCGAGCCTCCGCCTCCGACTAGGGTGACTTCCACCTGGTAGATCCCCGGAGGGCAGACCCATGAGTAGGTGCCGGGGGAATACGTCTTGTAACCCGCGTTGACGAGCCTCCCCAGGGCGAGGTCCCCGAGGTAGAATCCACCGATGGAAACCCCAGCGCCGAACTCCGCGAACACTGTTTTTCCACTGGAAGCGTAGGTCCCCGTGGAGTCCCCGTTCCAGCAGTTCACCGAGAAGGCGCTTCCACTCAGCTTGAACCCATAGGGCGCGGCACTGGATGTCCCGGTGTAGTAGCCGGTCGAGTTGATCACCGAGGTCATGACGATGGTAGCGTTCAGGGCTGCTGCACCGATGGCACCAGCAGAGATCACGCCAGCCGTTACCTTCGGGAAGTAGGCTTGTGGTTGGTTGACGTAGGTCCACCCGGTGCCGGTGATGTACTGATACAAGGCTCCCATCGTGCCATCATTCGTATTCACATCATCCGTGGCATACCAATACGGCTGGTAACCGCCCGGTACCGCGTAGGCCCGCATCTGCGCGTCTGTTCCGATCATGGGCGCGGTAGCGTTGGCAACCGCAGCTTGGAGTGTGGCAGCGTTGAGCCCGACATTCCCGATTGTTAGGACCATCGAGCCGTTGACGTAGGCGGCGCGGGAATAGCCGTCAATCGCAAACGCCTGGGTGAAGGATAATCCACTCGGGTCTGTGCCGTAGGCACAGGTATTCGTGGCGAGGTCGATCACAAAGTTGGAATAGCCTGTCGTGAGGTTCGCGCCGGTGTAGGCTGTGCGGATTCGCGCTGCCCCCTGGCTGGAGCCGGTGTCCTGGCCCATAACATGCGCGGTACACCAGAGCGCCGAGCCAAGGTAGTTGAAGGTCTGCCAAAGGGGGTACCCAGTTGTGAGTGTGGCTCCACCACCGAAAATTGCGCCGCCGATAGTCCTGAAGTTCCCGCTATAGCTGGAGAGTTCAGCTACGATGCTGGGAGTTGTGCTTCCGTTAGCTGCGCTCTCCCAGGTCCAACCATAGCCATTTACATTTTCAATAAACGACCGAAGTGCCCAGGTGGTTACATAGGTTCCCGAAGGGGGAGTGATATTCCAAGCCCAGCCCTGCCCCGAAACTCCCGCAGGGCCCATATATTCCTGCCAAGCGGTATAGCCTCGCGAATACCAGTTGATCCCTGGTGTGCTGGCCCCTCCACGGTTCATAAAGATACCGTTGCTAAGGTTCACCACACCTGTAAGTTGTGATTCCCCCGTGATGGAAAGGTTGGCGGCCCCGGTGATGGACTGGTAGAAGTAATTTCCTGAGGATGCTGCCGTGTCGTAGTGGCAATAAGACGAGTTCAGCATCCCGATCTTGGTGAGGCCGGATGCGGTCTGGATTCCAAGGTTGTTGAGGCCGCCAGTCGTAAGGGCAATACTATTTGTTAATGAGATATAACCAGAGCCAAACGCCCCTACCGTCGCCGTGAGCGCACCCATGGAGACGGCGTTCCCACGGAAGCTCCACACCTGATTACCGCTCCCCGCCACGGACGAAGCCGTGAGCATGTAGTAGGAATTGGTGGGGTCGACTATCGTAAGGAAGTATGACGAACCTGCCCCGCCATTGATGTGCAGACCTTCGCTGGGACTTCCCGTCAAGTATGAACTATAGCCAAGTGCGGCACTCGTCGCCGTGAGCGCACCCATGGAGACGGCGTTGGAACCAAAACTCGCCGCCGTGCTCCACCCACCACCCGGTGAAGCCTGGGCGGAGGAGCCGGTGATGGAACCCCAGGAGGCGGTGGCTACAGCGGAACCCGGAGCCAGCGGCGTGGTGCTTGACGGCAGCGCCAAACTAGATGAGGTTCCCACCCATGCGGACTTAGGCATACACAGCCCTCACGGCGACATTGACTCCCGCCAGAGATGCACCGGGAGCGCATGGCCGCTGAAACTGACGATCCGTAGGCTCGCAGTGATCAACGGGCGCAAAAACATAGTTATTCGTGTTTGTCGGATCAGTTCCAGTATAGAAAACCACATCGAAGCCGCCCGCGGGGTTCTGCACATTCGTTGGCCACAACCACGTCACATAGAGGTACTGCAGCCCGAAATATCCAGGCGAGCCACCACCGCTCACCCCGCCGCCACCCGCATCAATTCCGGAAGGTCGCATGAATCACCTAAATGAATGGAGTAGAAGCAATTTGAAGGACAACACTGTATGGAACAGGGAGAGCCTGCGCCGCTGGCGTGAACGAGTACGGCGTCTCGCTCGACAGCACACGCCCGCCGCCGCCCCAGAGGTTGAAGCTGAGGATCTTCAGGTAGGACAGGACGCCCACCTGGCCCGGCTGAAGTTCGTACCGGAACATGGCGGAATCGCACCGCCCCCAAGACGCGCCGGAACTGTGCGCGCTGATCGTGGTCCCGTAGAGCCCCCGGAAGAGACCAGTCAGGTTGTAGTGGTTCGCACTCGTCAGGGTGGCCGTTTGGAAGCTGATCATCTCCCCGTCCACCCAGAGCAGGTTCAGCCCGTTCTGGGCGCTGGCGAGGTCGATGCTTGAGAGCGTGCCGCCATTCGGCAGGACCACCGAGAGGGTGTTCGTGTTGTCCTGGGCCATTCCACCGCCCCAGGTAGGCAACGTGGCCGTCAGGGTGCCATAGCGCCCCGGCGCGGTGATGCTCCCGACCTTGCCGTAGCTGCTCCCGGAGGCGGAACCGTACACGTCCCCGGTGCCCCAGTTCGAGCCGCCGGTTGTGAGGACGCAGACCTCGGCACCCCCGGGCACCGCGGCGAATAGCGAGGGCGACGTGAAGATCAGCGGGGCGGCGCAGGCGCCCGGGTCCACGTTCACGTTGGGTGACGTGCCCGCGGGAGTCTGCGCAGTGTAGAGGGCGGCGCTGGCCACACCGAATGGCCACTCCTCGCAGGTGAAGGTCATGCCGGCCGCTTCGTTGTCCTCGCCGGGGATGTCCAGGGAGACGATGCGAATGGTCTTGTTGGTGAAGCCGATGATGGGATCGGTGATGTTCACCAGGTCCATGGCTTCCAGGAGCATGTACTTCAGGCCCAGGTTGAAGACGTAGCCGTTGCGGATGTAGACGTTCTTCTGGCTCAGAATCAGGCTGATCTGCGAGGCCACGGAGGCGCGGCAGATGCAGTGCAAGCTCTTCGCCGTGTCGTTCTTCTGGCCGATGAGCGCCACGGACACCGGATCCGGCATCTGCATCACGTTCACGTTGTAGGCCAGAAGCCGGTCCAGGTACTCCACCGGGACGCAGTTGAAGATGTCCTGGGTGCTGTCGCGGGTGATCTTGACCGGGTCCTTCGCCCCGTTAGTGATGAAGTCGTCGTAGCCCAGGTTGTAGATCGGTGTGGTGTTCGGAACGTAGCTGTAGCCGTTCGCGCTGACCGGGACGTCGCCATAGGGCAGCACCTGGAGCACCATCCCGGTCGCCGTGGAATGGCTGATGATCTCGGAGTTCGTGGCGTCAAGAACGTCCTGCAGGTGGTCCCCGGCGTTCTTCTGGGTATCGAAGGAAGGCGACAGAACGAAGCCGCAGGCCCCGCAGTAGGTTTTGTAGGAGGCCGCCCCGGTGGTCATGCCGGCCACGTCGATCTGACTGGTGAGCCAGCCCGCGCCGTAGTTCGCGTTGGTCAGAAAGTCCGTGATGATGTCGCTGGGCAGGGCGTCATAGGCGGCCAGGGCCAGCGGGTCCTGGACCGAGGCATAGAACGAGATCACCTCGAACCCGAAGTTCGGGATGCTGGCGCTGTTGCTCAAGGGCAGCGCAGCGCTGGCCACGTAGGCAAAGCCACTGTAGGGCGCGGCCTGGGTTGGGTAGTTGCTCGTCAGGGTCGCCCAGGGCGTCTGGGGGCGCGTGCCGGTGGCTGTGAACGTGAAGCCGTAGCCCGACAGGCTGCCCAGGGCCCCCGCGCTCCAGACCTGGTTGATGCTGGAGATGGGCCCCTCGCACAGGGCGATAATCGCAAAGGCGCTGTAGGTGTACGTGGTGCTGGACGAGCTGCCCCCGCCGCCGCCCTTGCCACTGCCCTGGGTCGTGGTGTGGGGCGTGGCGATGAACCCGCTGGGGGGCGCGAAGATCAGGTTGCCCGTGATCCGGGTGGTGCCGTAGACCAGGGGCAGGCAGGACCCGTAGATACTCGTTTGGACCTGGATGCCTGCGATCTGCTGGTCCACCTGGGACTGGTTGTGCCGGCCGCCCATCAGGCACCCCACACAGACCAGACGCCCTGTTGGGCGCCCCGCAGGACATGGTTGCGCTCGGCATCGTCCAGGATCACCCCCAACCGGATATAGGCATGGATGATGTGTCGGGGCCACTCGATCACAATGGCGCCGTGGGAAATTGCCTTGTCGAAGCGGTAGAGGATGATGTCCCCGGGCAGGGGGGCCCGGTCCACCCGGTGGGCCACTCGCTCGACCGTCTCCAGGTAGCGCTCCTCGGAGCGGTGCAGGTGCCAGTCGTGGGGATAATCCTCGATCTTGGTGGGCTGGATCACCCCGGCACCCTCGAACACCAGTTCAAGAAACTGGCCGCAATCCACGCCAGCGCCACGGACCCGTCCTTGGTGGAGGTAGGGGGTTCCCAGCCAGGTCATGGCCTCCTGGACCACGGCCAACCGTTCTACGCGCTCCACCACATCGAGGTGCGCGATCTGCTCATGCGCCGCTTGCATCAGATCCGCGTTCATCCCGTCACCGTGGTCTCAGGAGGGGGCACCCAAGGACAGCCGCGATACCGGGTCGAGTTGCTGTATTTCGTGTTGCAGGTGGTCCACTGCTTATCGCAGCCGGGCGTGATGGTGAAGGTGTCCCCGTTTGAGGGTGCGGCGGGCAGCGGCGTCACTAGGACGATGGCGCCGCCGCTGGTGAAGGTGGAGATGGCCCGCGTGGCCCCGGAAGCTGCGCCGGAGGTCATGGTCAATGTGCCGAGGTTGAAATAGCCTGTGGCCTGCCCCAGCCCGCTCGCAGTGAAGCCCGTCGTGGAGGGCCCGCTGGTGATCGAGCTGCTGACCGTGAGGCCCGCCAGGGACTTGCCGCAGTTCGCGTCTCCGAAGGCGTTGCTACAGCTGCTCTGGAACACCGTGCGGGGCATCTGGTTGATCAGGAGCTCCTTGAAGTCCTTGACCTCCAGGACCACCGTGGTGGTGGTTGGGTTCACATTGGCCACATTGCCCTGGAACAGGACCACGGACCCGAGACTCGTATCACCCCAGCCGCCCGGGCCCATCGGCACCCACTCCACTAGGACCTGCGCACCGTCGAACCCTCCGTTGTGAGCGAACAAGGGCAAACTCACCCCTCCCATCTGGACGGTCTGCCCAGAGGTCAGGGTGATCTCGCAGGTCTGGACCTCCTTGCCCCGGGCATGCCGGATCGGGCCGCGCTTGATGCCGGGCTGGGATGTGGACTGGTCGTCCTGGCAGGTGAAGGTCCGGCCGCCCACCGTGAGGCTCTGGTCGCAGCTGGTCCAGCGGTAGACCGTGCCACCCATGGCCGCCGAAAGCGTGATCGTGTAGCAATTCGCCACGAGGAACACGGCGTTGTTGGCCAGTGCGGAGATGAGAGATCCAGACGCGGCTCTCATTTGAGGCTGATTAGCTTGATGGTGCCGTTGCCCCAGCACAGGTTGACGATCTGCTCGAGCTCGAACTCGTCCATGTCGAAGCGGCAACGCCGGTAGTAGCCTCCGGCCCAGGTGATGGCCAGCCCATTCCCCGGGTTGGTGACCCAGGTGACCAGGCCGTTGCTGACGGTGTAGTCGGTCGTCACAGTCTTAAGCGTGCCGTTCACGTAGAGGCTGGGCGTCCCGTTCAGGTCATAGATGGGGTACCCCTCGATGTCCAGGAGCTGTGTGGTCTGCCCCGCGAGGCCAGTGCCCGCGGCAATGGGGGTGATGCCGAGTTGCATGTTGCTGTACGGGTCCGTGAAGTCGAAGTAGTTGAGCTGCCCCATCGCCGTCATGAAGGACGAGAGGATGGTCGCCATCTCGTTCGTGGCCGTGTTCGGGCTGAAGCCGGTCATTCGGGCGAAATTGAGAGGGATCGAGTATTTCCAGCGCGGGATGGACTGGAAGGCCGCCCGGGTCTCCTTCCCGCTGATGCTCGTCTGGACCAGCGTCGAGAAGACCGGCGTGCGCTTCACCGCGATGCCGATGCCTGGGAGGGCGGGGAAGATGGCGGTCATGATCGTCGTCCGTTGCGCATGACGCCGCCTAGGACTTCCATCAGGCCGCCGGTGTTGTTCTTCAGCGCCTGGGTGAAGGACTGGCTGTCCATGGCGTGGATATGGATGTGGTTGCCGCCGCCAAGATTCCCGCCACCAGCCAGGCTTTCACGCAGCGGGTTGGCGATGTTCGCCGGGAGCACCATCTCGTTCTTGTGGATCATCGCCACTTGGTCAGAGGGCACCCGGTCCCATCCGCCCTCGGCAAAGGCCATGACACCCGCGAAGGAAGCCGCGGCGGCAACCGGGGCCAGCACCGGCCCGATGAAGGGGATACCGACCGTGGCGTTCCAGGCGGCAGCCGCGGCGCTCTTGGCGTTGGTCATGACCTGGGTCATGTGGGCCTTGTCGCCCTCGATCTGCTGCAGGATGAAGTACTTTCCCCACTGCAGGCCCATGTTGATGATGGACTTCTCGACCTGGTTCTCCATCTGTCGTGCAGCCCCGATCACCCCATCCTTCAGGCTCATCTGGCCGTGGAGCATCTTCTGGATGGCCCCGTCCCAGCCGCTGGTCATCTGGTCTAGGATCCTCATCTCGCCTTCGAGCCGCTTCTTCTGGTTCTTCTCGATGTCCTTTTGGATCTCGATGTTGATCGCTATCCGGCTCTGCTCTTGTCTCCGATCTTCTTTTTCTTCCGCCTGGATACCTTCCAGCCAGTGCTTCTCGGCTTGGTCGTCCAGTCCCTGGACGGTCTTCTGGTAGGCCCGCTCCTCGTCGGCCATCCGCGCCCGGATGGTGGCGATCTGCACGGCGTTGCCCTGCGCCAGGGCGATCTCCTTGTTCCCGGTCTCCTGCTGGGCCTCCCAGGTCTCCAGTGCCGCGGCCTTGGCGTTGGAGATCATCTCGTCATAGTCCAGTGCATCCATGTCCACCAGGTGCTTGTCCGCAGCCACCTGGGCGTTGATGGAATCGATCTTGGCCTTCAGTTCCTCCTGGGCGGACATCTGGGCCAGTTGGATCCGCTGGGCGGCGGCGGCCTTGGCGGCATCGAGTTCCTGCTGGGTCTGGCCGACCTTGGGGGCGGATCCGCCCGCGCTGAAAGCCGGGGCCCCGCCCTCCTTCGTGGTCAGAGCCGGGGCATGGCTGCCCTGGCCGCCGGCAGCAAGGAGTTCTGTGACGCCAGGGATCATCCTCAGAATGGAATTGGACGAGGTTGCGGCGTCCACGAGCTGTTTCCATGCAAGCGAAGCCTGGAGCCCCCAGGTGGCGAACCCCCGCCCTGACTCGGCCATCTTCTGATCCACGGCCTCGATCTGTAGTTTCAATTCTCCAGTGGCGTGTTCCAGGGCCTTCATCTTGTTCACGGCCGCATCGTCAATGGTGGCGCCGAGCTTCTTGAGGCCCTCCACGCCATCCTTCTCGATCACCTCGTTCATGCGCATGATCTGGGGCAGCATGGCCTGGGCCCGGCCGCCCAGAAGGGAGATGGCCAGTTCCGCCCGCCGGCCCGGGTCCTCGACGGCCGCGATCACCTGGACCGACTTGGCCAGGGTGGTCATCAGATCCTGATGCTGGAGCGCGGCCTTATCCGCGGCGATGCCGTTGGCGATGTAGATGTCGCTGTTCTGGGCCATCTTCCGGGATAGGCCAGTCAGGAGGGCGCTGAAGTCCTCCATGGACCCGCCAGAGAGCACCATGGCGTTCTTGTAGACGGTGAGGTCCTCGTAGGAGGCACCCGTGCGCATGTGCAACGTCTCGAACGACCGGGCCAGCTCGTCCGTGGACTTCACCGCCTCCATGACAGAGGCGGCCCCTTCCTTGAGGCCTTCCATGGCGATGCCGACCGCCCCCATCGCCAGCGCAGCAGGGCCCAGCTTCTCGAAGGACTCGACCAGCGCCCCCAGGTCGCCCTTCATGCCCTCCGTGGCATTGGCGACATGTTCCTGGGCGTCCTTCATCCCCTGGAGGAGACTCTGGACGTCGGCGCTGATCTTGACTTGGACCTCTTGGTCGCTCATCACTATCCCTGGAGCTGCTGCATCATCTGGGTGGGCGTGATCATTTCGTCATCCCGCTTGGGCTTGAACCCGAGGTAGGCCTTGACCATCAGGTGGAGCGGCGGGTTCTGGGACCAGTAGGCGAGCAGGTCCGCCACTTCAGGCCAGGGCGTGGCGTCCAGCTCGCGCATGGTCCACCCCGTGGTCGTGACGATGAGACCGGAGAGTCGGCCCCAGTTCAGGGGTTCGGAACTTGCTGAACTGGGGCGAACCCTTCCGGGCTGAAGAACGTCGCGGCATGGACATCCCGGGAGGCGTTCAGGATGTCGAGGGGAACCGCCGCGTCGAAGTCGGTGCCGGGGGCCGACAGCGAGAGGAAGGCGGCGGCTGCCGCGATCCGGTCGTCGTAACCGAGGTCCTTGGTCTCGAAGCGGTCGATGATCTCCTTGTTCGCCTTGACCGCCCCGTAGGTGAGGGGCGGCAGGACGACCTCGGAGCCGTTGACGTTGATCTTGAAGGTGGCCATGAAGGCTCCTAGACGCTGGTGTAGGCGTAGTAAATCTGGCCGGCCAGGTTCTGGCAGGCCTCGAAGTCCACGGCGTCGCTGGTGAAGTCCGAGTTCTTGAAGCCCAGGCTCATCTTGGAGAGCACCACGTTGGGCAGCATGATGCCCATCTGGCCGCCGATGGGGCTGGTGCTGTAGTTCTCGAACAGGGCGAGCTGGAAGTAGGTGTTCGTGCCCATCAGCTGGTTGGCCAGGCTGACGGTGACGCCGGTGGACGCGACGGTCCACGAGTAGCAGAGGGCCATCAGGTGGGTGGCGTCCGCCGCCGCGAAGGTGTAGACGCCGGTGGAGGTGACCACCGAATACTGCCCCGTCACGGGGCCGGAAGCGACCCAGGTCAGCCACTTCTGGGCGGTGCTGTCCCAGACGCCGAGGTCGGTCTTGAAGGTGGCGCCGTGGACGGCGGTGATGGTGTTGCTGCTCGGGGTGGCGGGGCCTTCCAGATAGATACCCTGAACGTTGCCGGCCGCCGTGGTGGCGCCGCTGGTGAGCTGGGCCAGGAGCAGGCTGTTGACGGTGGCGAAGGTGGCCTTGCCGGTCAGCTTGCCCTCTCCCCGGGCGATGTCGAGCGGGAACTGGCTCTGCCCCGTCAGGGACTTCATGGTGTAGGACAGGTCGATGCTGACGTCCTTGAGGACGCCGATGGGGATAGGCTGGGAGCCCACGATGGCGGTGAGGAACCCCACGCCGAAATTGACAATCTGGCCCATGATGGGCTCCTACAGAAGACTCAGGACCTTGGCGCGGAGGGACTCCACGAAGGACATGAGCGTGTTGTGGGCGACGGTGGGGATCAGCGCGGAGACGTTGGCCCGCACCTCCTCCCTGAAGGCGTCGAAGTGGGCGTGGATCTGGGCGACCTTGGCGTCAGCCTCGGCAGGCACGGCCTCGACGGCCGCCTTCACCTCTTCGACGTCAGCCTCGAGACGTTCCACCAGGGTGGGCTCCGGGGCCGGGGTTGCAGGTTCGGTTTCTTCGGCCATAGGGCCTCCTTTAGCGGACTTCGACTTCGACGGGGAAGATCAGGAACAGCGAGTCGCCCAGCAGACCCTCGTCGGACCAGACCGGCCCGGAGATCCAGGCATGGCGGATCCGCCCGGAGGTGTCCCCCAGGACCTGGACCGTGCCAGGGAAGCCCGGCGGGCCTGCGGTCACGGTGGGCAGGAGGGCCGCCTTGATGGCCTCCAGGAAGGTGTTGAGCACCGTGGAGGGGGCGATGGGCGGGACAGCCTGGGCGTCGCTGTTGTGCAGGTAGCAGTAGATGATGTATTCGTACTTCCACCCCGTGGGCAGGCCGCTGGCGTCGTTGATGGGGGTGTGGTCCCCCATGGTCTGGAACAGGGCGGGCATGTCCTCAGAGGAGCATTCGCCGATGGTCTTGAGGACCCGGCTGGAATACTTCAGGCCGGAGATGGTCTGAAGCTGGGAGAACAGGGCGGAGGCGATGCCTTCGGCGGTGTAGGTGAGGCTCATCGGATGGCCTCCTTCAGCGCCGCTTCGATCCCGGCTCGGATCTCAGGGGTGAGGGCCGCCAGGGCGGAACGGAGGAAGGACCGCTCGGGGATCTTGGAGCCGGGGTGACGGACGACCCGGGCGAACTGCATAGAGCCATCGCCGATGGCGCGAGAGATGGCCGCCTTCTTACCCTTGGCGTATCGCCCGCCCTGGGTCCTCATGCTCTCCATGGGGCCGATGAAGCCACCCCTGGCGAACAGGAGAGCCCGTGCCCGAACCGGGCGGATCTCATGGGGCCTGGTCTGCCCGCCGAACTCATTGATCCGGGCGTAGACGACGTTGGTCCCCACGATCCCGGCGTAGGTGGTGCCTTCCTCGGTGGCCTTGGCGGTGATAGACCGCCGCAGCCGGCCGGTGCGGACGTGCAGGGCCTGGCCAGTGAGTTCGCTGTCCTTGACGTAGTTCTGGAGCATGACTGCCAGCCGGAGAATGGCCCGCTTCATGCTGTCCTTGGACTGCTCGGGCAGCCGCTCCATGAAGGAGAGAACACGCTCGGCACCCACCAGTTCGGCAGCGATCATCCGACATTCCTCCGGGTGTAGTGCTCCAGGATCAGAACCACGTCCGCAGGCGCCCAGGTGGCCAAGTAGGCCGCCGTCATGCGCCCGCCGACGGACTCGGAGGACTTGCCCTGCCGGTTCCGGTTGCGAAAGATCCAACCCACCAGGGCCCAGACGGCATACTGCAGGTCCATCGGGATCGCGGCGATGTTGGCGTAGCCTGCGGTGTAGTTCACTTCGCAGTTCTGCTCCCCCTTGGTGAAGTGGCACCCGGCCAGGCGAATCTCCTGGCGCAGGGGGTCGAAGGTGTAGCCGTAGAGCGGGTATGGGTTCGATCCAGGCGTCACCAGCGGGATGCTGATGCCGTCGATGTTCACGGAGTTGATGGTGGCGGGGCCGTAGGGCACCACCACGGTCTTGCTGCCCCAACCCGAGAAGAACCAGTCGTAGGTGGCCGACAGGATCGGGTTGTCCGTGAAGTCCTGGATCATGGTGGAAACTGACGTGATCAGGGCGGACAACATGGCGTCGCTGTTGCTGGTCGTCTCGTTCAGGTACGTTTTCACGTCCGCCAGAGCCGCCATATCGTTCGCTGCCATGCTGTCCTCCCTTCTTCACAGACCAGGGTCTAAACGAGGCCCTGGATGATGCCGAACGCAGGAGCGAAGTGCAGCTCGAGGTTGGCGTCGCAGTAGATGCCCATCTCATGCAAGCGCTTGTACTGCGGCCATTCGATGCCGTAGTAGGGCTGCCGCTCGCGGACCACGATGGGGCCGTCCTGCAGCTGCTGGACCTGGTAGGGCAGGCGGCTGGAGGTGGCGAGCACCGTGCCGGCGGGGATGTCGGGGTGGACGTGGACGGCAATGGACTGCTCCACCGTGGGGAACGGGTTGAGCAGGTCGGGGATCTGGTAGCCCGCGACGAACTTCTTGCTGTCGAGAGAGCCGTCGCCTACCATGCGCACCAGGGGCTGGCTGCCGTTGGCGGAGCAGAGGTTGCGGATCTGGATGCCCTGGGTGGCGTTCACCCAGAGGTCCGTGGGTCCGAGCTTGTAGTTGTTGAACATGCTGACCAGCATGTTGGTGATCTGGGTGACCCCGCCCTCACCGTCGGACGTGAAGCTGGTGCCCGCGGCGTCGTAGAAATACATCCCGTTGCTGGCGTAGGCGGCGGCGTAGTTCAGGAGGCCGCTGTAGCTGTTGACGGTGCAGCCCTGCTGGGTCTGGTTGTTGAAGCTGTAGTCGTTCGTGCTGGTCCAGGCGGTGATGTTCTGGCCGGTGGTCAGCGGGGTCGTGGTGGTGGTCCAGGTGGGGGCGGTCACGACGGTCTGGAACTTGATCGCGCCAGAGAGGCCCGCGTAGACGGCGTAGGCCACGGCGCCGGGGACGGAGGCCCAGGTGGCGGTGATGGCGTGCACCGAGTCGGACATGACCACGGTCTGGGAGGCCGAGGCGATGCCGTAGCCCATGTTGATGGTGTCGGTCGTGCCGTCTGTGTTGGACCGGCTGGCGACCTGGGGGGTGATGGCGGAGGCGGCGGCGCCGATGTTCTTGTAGCCGAACAGGGTCATCGGCACGACCTGGACGTAGTAGGTCCCGGAGGCGACGGTGCCGGTGGAGCTGTTGGCGAGGGTCACAGTCCCGCACTGGCCGAGGCCCTGGGTCTGCATCCCGCCGATGAGCTGCCACTCTTCCTTCTGCTGGAGGTCGTAGACGGCCAGCTGCATGGCAGTGGCGCGCACGTCCTCGAAGTTCTGGGAGGCGTACCGCGCTTCCCAGGTCACCGGGTTCTCAAGGCCGATCCCGGCGTAGGCGGCGGACAAGGGGGTGACGGTCGTGTTGATGGCCGCCCCGCGATGGCCTTCACCCACTTCCGCGGTGGTCGTCAGATCCAGCGCGGTGATCGCCTTCCAGCGGTGGGACGTGTCACCACGGCCCGGGCGGCGGGGGATCTTCAGCCGCAGGGGGGTGATGAGGGGGATGGCCTTCTCGGACGGGACCTGCAGGTCGTAGAAGACCAGGCCAGTGGACTGGCTGATGCCGGACTTGGCGAGCAGGTCGCCACGGCCGCCCGTGTCGTTCTTGCGGATGGACCGAAGCAGGTCCAGGGTTTCGTAGGTGAGATCCATTGTCTTTCTCCGAAAGGAGGGGTGGGAAGGGCTATTACTGCAGAGGCGTCCTCATGGCCTTCTTCATGTCGTAGAGTGGGTCCTTGGGGTCGAGCTCCTCCGTGCTGGGCTCGGAGCCGGGGAGCAGGTTTTCCTTGCCCTGCGCCTTGGCCAGGGCGAGCTCCAGGGGGGAAGCGGCGGGGGCCGACAGCGCCTTGGTGAGCAGTTCCTTGAGCTCAGCCAGGGCGGCGCCCTGGTCGGCCACGGACTTCCGCAGGTTGCCGATCTCCTCGGCCTTCGAGCTGTCATCCTTGCTGGCGTCGTCCTTGACGCTGCCCAGGATCGCCTTCACGGCCTTGCCGCAGGCGTTCTTGTGGGCATCGCAGGCGTCCTTGTGGGCTTTGTGGGCCGCTTCGACGTCCTTCATCGCCTTGCTGCAGTCGTCCTTGCTGGCGTCGTCCTTAAGGGACTTCACCGCGTCGGAGGCATCCTTGTGCGCCTTGTGGGCATCCTCCAGGTCCTTCCAGGCCTTGGAAACGTCGTCCTTGGCCGCTTTCTTGAGTTCATCGGCCATGTCGGCCTCCAATAAGACGGCCGGTTGGCCGTGTGGGTGGGATTCCCATCGCTTGAGCAGGTGGGCTTTCAAGGCCTTGGCAGCCTTGCTTTCAGCCCCGCGCAGGGGCATTCCTTCTGGCCCCGCGGCGGAGACCATGAGCTCCTGGGTCTCCTCCTCGGTGAGCTCGCCGAACACCTCGACGCCCATGGACAGCCACTCGCGCAGCTTCGCGGGCATGGTGGAGTTGTCGCCCTCCATCTCGGCCTCGGCCTGGAGGGACTGGCACATCCAGCCGATCTCCTGGAGCATCTGGGCCAGGCTGCCCACGGTGAACATGGACTTCTGGGCCTCGGTGCCGTCGAACTTGGCGATCTGGAACCGGCAGTCCGGGTTGGCGGGCCGGTCCACCACGGAAACCTCGGAGAGGCTGATCCCGGTGATGATGTGCCGGTCGGTGGGATCGTACTTGACCTTGCGCCCGCCGATGCTGAAGCCCTGGAGTACCCCCTCCTTGACCTTCTTGACGGTCTCGGAGTTGATGATGCGGGCCTCGAACTCGGTCTCCCCGGCGTCGTTGACGTGGATCGACAGGGCCTTCCCGGCGGCGATATTGCTGTGCATCTCGCGCACGTTCGCCCACTGCATGTATTCCGGGATGGCGGCCTTGATGGCGCTGGCCAGGATGACCTCGCCGTCGCTGTCCTTGGTCTCACTGGAGCAGAGGCCGGACACGATGATCGAGCCGTCGTCCTGCTCCTCGGCCTTGGTGAAGGTGGCGAACATGTTGAAGCGGGCCTTAGCCAAGGCCGCAGCGCTGCCCGCCTCCTTGAGCGCCTTGTAGGTGACGGCGTCTGGCATCACTTGCCTCCTTTCTTCTTGGAATCCAGGACCTTTTGGAAGTCCGAGTCCGACAGAACGGAGACCTCCTCCAGCTCGAACTTCTTGACCCCACCCCGGGGCGTGACCCTCCCCCGCACGGAGAACACGAAGTTTCCCTCAGCGGGCAGGGAGTCGGCATCCACCCGCAGCATGCCGATGGCCTTGTGGCGGTCGAAGCCGATAGTCACTGGAACTTGAATACCTCGTGGCATGGTTTCCTCAGTCGTAGTGGAGCGCTTCGTTCTCGTTCAGGACGTCCTGGAGCGCCGCCAGGTTGTCGCCGCTGGGGTTGGTCACCGCCGCCTGGGCCGCCCCGCAGAGCCGGGCGTAGTAGGCCGCGAACGTCTTGCAGACGGCGTGTCCGCTCTGCTCGCACATCTCGTAGACGCAGGAGGAGGTGGCGGAGGTGATGACCGGTAGCGGCATCAGGCGCCACCCATCGTCTGGAAGCCAGCCACCTGGGCCCCGGTGCCGGAGATGGCCGTTACGTTCAGGCGGACGTACTTCCAGGGCACCAAGGGGCTCACTGAGGCGTCCGCGCCGAACATTCCGAGGCCAACCAAGGCGCTGGAGGCCGGGGGACCTGCGGCGGCTACACCGGCGCCCGTGCCAGTGAGGCTGATGGCCGTCCCCATGCCAGCCGGAGCGACGGCGTTCTGGTTGCCCATCGGCAGGCCCGGGATGTCGTCCCCGAACTCGAAGTGACAGGTGGCAGTCACCGCCCCGGACGTGCCGGTGAGCTGGGCGAAGTAGGCGTTGGGCGCGTCCGTGATCTTCGCCCAGGAAGACACGCCAATCGCGGTTAGAGGGGCGCCCACAGCCTTGGGCTGGGGCACGCCGGCGCCCGGGCCCATGCCACGGTGCCAGACTCGAAGGAAGCCATCATCTGCTTGGGCCATTTACTCCTCGCTTTCTTCAGGAAGGACTGCAATTCGGTCACACCGGCAATTCGGGTGGGCCACGTCATCCGCGGGGGTGCCGTCATCGAAGGCGCCGTCTACCGGGGCCTCCTTCCCGTCCAGGTCGTCGCACTGGTCGCAGGCATCCGCCTCGGCCGTGAGCCACTGGACCCGCTCGACGCCGGCCTCCTTGCTGATCTCCATGTTCCCCTTGAGATCAGCCATGGCAGATTCGGTGCGGGAAATTACCTCGGCCCGGTCGGGGCTGAACTCGTAGGCCTCGTCCAAGGCGTCGGCCAGGCGGTTGTTGGACCAGCCCTCGGTCATGGCCTGCTCGACTAGCTCCCGCACACCGTCCTTGGTGGTCTGGCTGATCCCCACGATCTGCTCGGCGGCGTGGGCTTCGGCCCAGGCGATGCCCCGCTCGTTCGCCAGCTTGAGCATGGCGTCCGTGGCGTTCAGGGTCTGACCGGCTGCCGCCGCCCCGCCCTGGTAGAGGTCCAGGGCCTGAGCCTGCAGGAGCGCCCGGAAGCGGTTGAAGTCCTCGTCGGTGACGATGTTGGCGATGGGTTCGCCGGGGGCCTTCGCCAGCTTGTGTTCGGTAGCCCGAACCCGGGAGATGGCTGCCTTGCGGATCCGGTCCAGTTCCTTGGCCGCCTTCAGGGTGTAGGAAGCCTCCATCCGGAGCAGGTCTTCCCGGTTGCGGCTGGGCAGAGCCTTCCGGTTCTTGGCCATCTTCTCGGCTGAGCGCCCCGAGGACTGGGAGAGGGCCGGTTGCTTAGGTTTCCCCGCCGCGGGGGGCTGCTTATCAGTGGACGCAGGCTGGGCCTGGCCTTGGGGGTCGGAGGCGGCTCCGGGGGGCGGGGAAAGGGGGTCCGGCTTCGGCGTGGGCGGCGTGGGCTTGGGGAGGCCCAGCTTCTCGGCGGCGGCAGCTGCATCCAGGATCCCAGCCGTCACCAGGGCAGCCAGAGCCTGGGCCTCGGGCAGGGTCGGGATGGCGTCGTCGGGGAGCGCGTCCAGCCCCAGGCTGTCGCGGACCTCGTTGCGCTTCACCGTGCCGTTGGCGAGGTTGATGTTGTTGACCTGGGCCCGAACCAGCGGATCAAGCGCCTCCTGGTCAGTCCAGGCGAACTCGCACTCCGGGCGGCCCATCCGGACGAGCATGTCGTCCACGATGGACTTCCACCACTTCTTCAGGGGGACCAGGCCCTCCTTCTGAGCGGTCTCCTGGGCGGTCTCCGCGGTGCCACGGTTCATCATCTTGACGAACGGGGTGGGCGGCAGGCTGAAGGCGTAGCAGACCACGCGAGCCAGCCACTCATCGAACTCGTCCTTGAGCGGGTCCTTCTTCGTGTTCTCGAACTTGCACTCGTTCCCACCGGGGATCAGCAGGGGCCGCCCGCGGCGCTGCTGGCTGTTGCCGCGGAACAGGCTCTCCCAGTGGGCCTCGAGCTTGATGATCTCCTTGGAGTTCCACTCCTTGGGGACGCCGATGATCAGGTCGGGCGCCGAGCCGTCCGTGTACCAGGCGAGCTGGTGGAACTGGCGGCGCAGGCAGAGGTTGACCGTGATGATGATCTGCTCGACGCAAGACAGGCCGTAGCCCTTGTGGTTCCTGGGGCGCCGCGGGGCATAGATCAACTGGTCCCGGGTGTAGCCCACCGCGGGCATCCCCTTGATGATCTGGGTGTAGGCCTCACCCAGCATCGGCACCCGGCCCCAGGGGTCCAGGCGGAGCGTGATGGTGCCGCCGTGGATCGGCTCGAAGCCCCACACATCGCCCTTCAGGTCGCGGCGAACGTAGGCCGTGGCGCAGTCCCCGACGAAGTGATCCTCGAGCAGCCGCCCCTGCCACTGCTCCCAGGGCTCACGCTTGTCGGGCGACTGGAAGAACTTGACCAGGTCCTCCTGCACATCCCCGAACTTCTTACCGCCGGGCGCCCTGCGGAGCCGGATGGTCCACTCCTGGCCGGCCATCTGGTCCTTGCGCGTCTCGATGCAGAGCCGGGTCAGGTCGTGGATGTCCGCCAGGCTGTAGAGCTCCTGGAACGGGGTCATCTCCTCCGAGCGGGGCGCCCACTGCATGTTCGCCGTGAGGGGGTAGTCCCGCATCCGGCCCGCCACCTCTTCGGGGGCGACGGGGACCATGGGCGTGCCGGGACCGAAGAACTGCTCAGCCGGGGCGGTGCCATCCCAGACCCAGCGGGCCAGGGCGGCAGCGCGGGAGACCAGGGAGGCGGGCTGGGGCTTCGCCGGGGTCATGGTGGAGACGTCCACCACGCGGCCATCGCCCAGGGTGCCGGAGAGGAGGGGGGTGGCCATCAGAGCGCCCCGCCTGGGAAGCCGTGCTGGTCATGCCGGACGCCGCAGTTCTTCTCAACCATGTCGAGCCTGAACTCAACGATCTTTATCTTCCCGGTGACATCATCGGCCTTGTTCTGGACGTCCTGGATCCACTCGTCCCGCAGCTTGTCCTCTTCCTCGATTCGCTCTAACCGCTCGATGAACAGGGATTGGATCGTGTGCTTCAGGTCCCGGTGGGACGAATAGAGCAAGCCACAGGCCCCGAGAGAGACCGAGCAGACGCTGATCCATTCCCCAGGAGTCACTTGGCCTCCGTGGGCGTGGAGTTGTAGAGCATGTGATCCTTGACGGGATCAGTGCTGGACTTGCCGTAGTAGTAGTTCGTACAGCCAACCCAGGCCGTGCCCAGGGAGCCGACCATCACGTAGAGGACGGCCTTGTTCGCTTCGGGGATGGGGAGGAACATCATTGCCACCAGGAGCACAAAGAACCCGACGGTGATGATGTAAAACCCGGCGGCGGGGGTCTTGTCCTTGACGGCGATCTCCCGCTTTCGGGCGCTGTCGCGGTCGTCGGCGGCGATCTTCTCCAGGGCCTCGGTGTCGGCGAAGCCCATCTGGGCCATCTGGGCGGCGAAGTCATCCTCGATCTTCTTGATGGCGACGAGCTGGTCAGGCGTGGCGTTCTGGATGGCGGCGCTGAGGGTGTCGGGGTTGGCGTCGGGAGTGCCCAGGGCCTTGGCGATGGCGGCTCCGGCGATGCCACCGAAGGGCCCGCCGAGCGCCGTGCCGAGCATCGGTGCGACGGTCTTGACGATGGACTTCCAGTCAAAGGACATCAGGCACCTCCCTCATACGAGCCAGCCCGGGGTGGGCGGCAGGACGGTGACGAAATTGGTGGGCTTGGAAACCACGAGCCCGGCCTGGCCGGGCGTGTTGACGTAGGTCCCGGTGGCGCCACCGTTGACGACGAGCAGACCGCCGCTGGTGCCCGTGATGGCTGCCAGACCCCCACCAGAACCCGACCCGGTGAACGTCAACGCCGCGGAGCTGGTCCCGCTGATCGGCGCGGCGAACGATCCAGCGGAGGTCCCGCCGAAGGCCAGCAGGTCGGAACCCGTGCCCTTGACGCCATGCGCACCTGTTCCGGTGGCCAGAATGGCGAGGCTGTCCGAGCTGGAGCCGTTGAAAGACTGGGTGAAGGTGCCCGTGCCGGTAGGTGCAAGGGCCAAGGCGCCCGAACTGGAGCCTGCCGTCTTTAGCGTCCCAGTAGCCGACCCTGAGATGGCCAGTGCATCGGCGCTTGTTCCCTGGAGGGTGACCACGCCAGACGAGGCGCCGGACACCGCCAGGGCGTCTGCAGAGCTTCCGGAGAACGATGTCGCGCCGTAGTTGCCAGAGGCGGACCCAGCCAGAGCGAGGGTATCTGTCCCGGTTCCGGTCGCACCTTGGGCGCCCGTGCCAGCAGGGATGAACGCCAGGGTGCCCGAACCGCTGCCCACTTCACCCTGTGCCCCGGTGGCGACCGAGAGGATGGCGACCTGAGCCGAGGATAGGCCGATGGCGACCAGGACCCCAGCGGCGAGCCCCAGGAGGGAGACCAGCGCCGAGCTCGACCCGGATAGCGGTGTGATGAAGGAGCCCGAACTGGCTCCGGTGACAGCCAGCGGGGCAGAAGAGGCCCCAGCCTCACCAAGTTCTCCTGTGTCCAGGTCTGCCGTGACGATGCCCAGGGTCCCGGATGATGTGCCAGTAATCCCCGACTGTTGGATGTTCTGCCCGAAAGTCACCGAGAACGTCTGCCCCGCCTGAATCGGCGGGACATTCTGGTTAGGGCTTTGCTGCCAAAGTTTGGCGCCCATCACTCATCCCACACGATGTAGCCGTTCAACACGGAACCGGCGCTGCCGCCGTAGTTCCACAGGAACAGGCACGAGGACACGGGCACCACCAGGTCGCGCTCGCCGAAGGTCCAGATGATTCCGTTGCCGATGGCGGCGGGGAGCGTGATCTTGCGGAGGTAGTTCGACCCGACCGTGCCAGCCGCCGACCAGGCCGTTCCCACGGTCGCAGTGGCGGCGGCGTCAGCGGCGTCCACCGGCTGCCCGGCCACAGGGGATGTCGCCGTGCCTACCGTCGCCGGCCGGATCAGGCCGATGCTGGAGGCCGTGGCGGCGTTGAGGAATAGCCCGATCTCACGAACATAGGCCCGCTCGGTCGATGCCGTGATGAGGTTCGCGTAGGCCGCAGAGGCTGCGGCGGCTGGCGTGGAGAACCCCAGGGAGAATCGAGCCATGGCTACATCTGCCGCGTGAACGAGGTGATCGACAGCGGGCCGCCCGCCACCAAGGAGGTGGTGTTCAGGTTGAGGTCGGCGCCTGACGTGCCGACCGTGCCCTGCTCCATCGTGTTCATCAGGTAGGCCGTGCCGCTGCCTGTAAGGGTCGTGCCCGTGGCGATGAACATCTGGCCGGCGGCCAGGGATGTGATCCCAGCGCTCAGTCCGATACTCTGGTAATTCGCCAGGGTGGACGAACCCGGCGCCTGCACCATGTAGACGTTGCCCACCACGAAGGACGACCCGCTGATGCCGCTGGTGCCCTGGGCATAGGACCGGAAGAAGGTGGCCGTCGCCGTGGCGTAGACGTTCTGTTGGGTGATCGAGTTGGCCGTGATGACCGAGGGGGTGGCCGCAGTGGCCGTGCCGAACGCCGTAGAGCTGAACGGGTTGGCTGCGATGATGGCGTTGCCGCTGAAGGCGGTGTCCGCATTGGTCGGCGCCGTGCCGGAGAAGATGGCCAGCTGCGAGGCGGCGCCCCAGAGCGCGTTGTAGTCGTTCAGGAGGGCCTGGCGGTTGGCCATGGCGAGCGTGAGCGTCATTAGTCAGCCCCTCCTTCATCGGGTGTGATCGCCACAGCCGGACTGGAGCCCCCGTCCGCGCTGGGGGTAAGCTCGGCAGCAACGCCAGCGCCGGGGGCAGGTGAGCCCGCAGGCTCGACAGGGGGCAAGGCTTTAGCCCGGATGAGCCAGCCCGCCAGGAACTTCGCGCTCTGGGGCCGATTCACCACGCGGGTCTGGTAGTAGTCGCAGGCCTCCTCAACCAGGCCGTCCAGGATGGCCGTGGGGCTGGAGGCCAGGATGGCTGTCTGGGTGTTCGGGCCCCAGGCGCCGTCCTGGGTGATCTCCACGCCGAGGCCGTAGAGCACCGCCTGGACGAGGTGGATAGCCGGATGCAGCCCCTCGTTCACCGCCAAGTCGAGCAGCTTGGTGGCCACCCGCTGATCCAGCGCGTCGAAGCGCCAAAAGGCGGCACGGTAGACCTGGGCCAGCTTCTCATCGCTGATCGCCTTCAAGTCATCAACCGTGCCGATTCCGTAGGCCTTCGCCAAGTAGAGCGTCAGCCCCCAGGCCGTGGCCCCGCCCGCGTCATCGGGGTCATCCGTGAACCAGAAGTGTTCCTTGCCCAACGCCTGAACATGCGCCATCCCCGCGGCGACGTCGGAAACACCGACAGGCCACCCGATCACCTCATGGTTGAGGACCCAGGGTAGGGCTTGCGCGAAGTCGGCCATGGTCTACCTCTCGTGGAAGCAGACCTAAAGGGCGCACCACTGGCTGTTCGCGCCAGCCACGATGCAGGTGAGCAGGGCGCCCTTGGCGGACGCTGTGGTGTAGGCGGCATTGGCCGCGCCCGCATTGATGGTTGCGGAGCCACCAGCAGGCGGGTAGATCAGCAGGGCCTGGGCCACCGGGTTGGTGATCAGGATCTGTCGGCCCACGATGGCGTCAGCCGCAGCCAACACCACACCGTTCGTGCCAGACGCGCCGCTGACGGGGTAGATGTTGCCAGCGAGGGCGGGCAGAGCACCCGCGTTGCCCTGGGTCGTGCCCGCGGCGGCCGTGGTCGGGGCCGGAATGGTCGCCTCCTGCAGGTAGGCGAAGACGGCGCCGGCCTGGATGGCAAAGGGCACATCAGCGGGGTTCACGTTGATGATGCCGAAGGCGTTGGGGACGTAGGTCGTTCCGCTGGGGCCGGTGAACGCTTCACCAAGGACAACGGAAACCATCGGGACAGTGGCCATGGAATACCTCCATGACCAGCGTTGGGTTCACCTTGTGTCATTACCTTCAAACTGTGACAAAACTTTATAGGGATTGCTGCTCAGAGATTAAAAAGGCCCTTGGGATCAATTTGATGGTGTGCATAGGGTAATCGTTGCCACCGAATGATATGTCCCACTCCATTTCGCCGGCTTCCACACGGTCGGCGAGACGCCGAAGATGGTCAGCCGTCAACTTATCCCCAACCGGGTCCTTCTTGATGGTCTCCGAACTCATGCCGCCCCCGACCGCCATACCCGGTAGACCGTGCAGACGCTTACATGGTAATCCTTCGCCAGCGCATGCGCATCCGTCCTCCGGTCCTGGATGATCGCTTTGTAGCGCCGCACCCGCCGGTAGCTGTGCACGGTCGGGACGTACCACTGCCGCCCGCCCGCCACAAGCAGGAAGGCCTCGACGTCCAGGTCAGGGCAGAGCTGCTGGAGGATTTGGAGGATGTCGTCGGTCATCGTGGCACCCGATTACCTGTGGCACGAAGTGCAGCTTCGAAAAGTTGACAGATCAAAGGCGCGACCCCACCTCGACCCCTGTGCCAACGAAGAAATATCTTGGCTTTTTTGAGCCCGTGTCGATTTAACTTGCCGAGGTGTGAGATGGGCCGAGTCATCGTGGCGCTCCACAGGACGGGCAGCGCACGGCTGCAGTGATGACGACGAGGGTCTGGCAGTAGGCGCAGCGCGGGTTCCGCTGCTCGAACAACTTCACAGGGAAGTATCGGCAGGGCGGAAGGTCATAGGAAACCATGCCGCCGATGGCGAACCCCTTGTGGGTCATGGGAGGAATGAGGTGTGGCTGAGGTGTGCTCATGGCTTGATCCCCACACCATGCAACCACTCGGCATCGGCGGCACCCAGTTTTAGTCCGGCTTCCCGGCGACAACAACCTTCATACCGGGAGAACCCCTGGAAGGCGGTGGGCTCAGGCTCAGCGGGCACATCCAGCAAAAAAGCCGTGTCCCCGCAATAAATACATAGGAATGCATCCTTGCTGATCTGGTTCGGACCAAGAGAGAACATGGGCCACTTGCAGCGCGGGCAGTTCATGGAATCACCCTCACCGTCCCGCACTTCCAGTGCCCTGCCACGATGGCGCAGAACGTCGCGCTCGCCTTGAGGTAGGCGGGCCAGTGGATGATGGGGATGATTTTCATTCCGGCTCCCTCATAAGACGCCCTAACTTGGCTAAACGCACGATATAGAACACCCTGTCGTACTCGACAATTCCCTCGTCCTGCCACTTGTTCACCAGGTGGTAGACCCGCTCGGACCGCATGGTGGTGAAGGCCGGCTGGAGGTCGATCTCCTGTTCCGGGTCCGGCACGCTCATAATTGAATTGAGTAAACGGGTTTCGTCGTCTGGACGGTCTGGCATTCCTTCTCCTTTCCCTCAAGCCAACCCAGAAAACCCTGGGCGGTCATGCCAAGCACGATGTAGCGCACCAGCTGCGTGAAGGCGTCCACGTCATCGTCGTGGGCCATCTTCGGGAAGCCGTAGAGGTGATTCAGGAAGTCGTCCACCCATTCGGCGCCTTCCGGCAGGTAGACATTCCCCGCCTCCCAGAACGGCGCGCAGGTGTTCGCCCGCGACACCTTGTCCGTGTCGGCCTTGACCGCCCGCACGGGCAATAGGGTGTCGTTCGTGAGCTCCTGGATGAGCGACTGGCCGGATGCCTTGTCCTCGATCAGGAACACGTCCGGCCGCCAGCGGTCGCCCATCAACCGAGCCTTAACCTTCAGGTCGGGATAGCTCGCCTGCTCTTTCCACCGGTCCAACAGGTAGAGCCCGGCGTGGCCCGCCTCCTCGCACTGGCCCGCGGCCAGAATCACACTGAAGTCCGCGCTTTCCTTTTCCTTGAAGGCGGTGTCCGCCGACAGGAAGGTGGCTGTGAACTTCGGGATGCCACGATAGAACTTGACGTAGCCCCGCCGGAAGATCTCGCCTTCCTTGGCCGAGGGGCGCTGCTGGTGCTGGCCGGCATAACCCGAGCTGCCCTTGATCCGCTTCTCGGCCGCCACCACGTCAGGCGGAAAACGTGCGGGGAAGAACAACTCGCCCTCCACCGTGCGGGGGTCCGTCCACCCCAACGGCGTGGGCACGAAGTCCGGGTCGGTAGGCTGGGGCGCCTCGTACTCCTGCCGGACGATCAGGAAGGCCCAGTCCTGCTTGTCCTTCTCCAGGATATGGCCAGTCAGGTCCTCTTCATGCAGGCGCTGCTGGATGATGCAGCGGTGCCCTGTGGTGAGGTCGTTGAGCCGGTTCGATGCGGCGTCATCCCACCAGGTGATGATCTGGTCCCGCTCCGCCTTGCCGCCCGCGGCGTCATTCGGGTCATCCACGAACATGTCGTCCGCCCGGTCCCCGGTGATCTTCGACCCGGCCGGCTGAGCCTTACGGAAGCCCGTCCGGCTGTTCCGGTAATGCCCCTTGGCATTCTGATCCTTGGACCACCCCCAGGAGGGCTTGAACAGCCGCTGGTACCAGTCGCTGTCCAGGATGTCGCGGCACTTCATGCTGTCCCGCATGGCCACGCCCTCGTTCCCAGAGAGGAACAGGCCCCGCCAGGACGGGTTGCGCGTCCACATCCAGGCGGGCACGGCCACAGACAGGATGCTGGACTTCATGGAGCCGGGCGGCACGTTGATGATCAAGTTCCGAATGACCCGGCCGTCCTTGACCAGCCGATCCTCCAGGAGGGCCTGCACATGGTCACAGATCACGTCGATGTGCCAGTTCCAGACCAGGGGTGTAGTGGGCTCGTAGATGGGCCAGGACTGTTTGACGAACTCGGCGAGGGACAGACGCCCCTTGGCTGCGCGAATCCGGTCCAACCGGTTCATGTGATACCCCGGGCCTTGGTCTCCAAGCGCTCCAGGTGGTCCAGTTCCTCCATGGACAGGTTGGAATAGTCGGGCTCGTCCTCTGGGGTCTCAGGGAGTGCTTCTTTGCCCTTACTCGCAGCCAGTAGGGCTGTGCCCGTCTGTGCTGCCTGGTTGGCCGTCACGGTGATGGCGGCGATGTCCCGCAGCACCTCCGAGTTGACCTTGCCATCCTGTCCCAGGGCCTGCTTCACCTTCCCATTGGCGATCTCAGCCAACTGGGCAGCCGTGTCAGAGCCCGCCTTAGCGGCCCGCGTCAGGTTCAGGCTGATGGACTTCAGGTCATCAGCCAGCCTCACAGCGAGCGGTCGTTCCGATTCAGGAAGAGCCGCAAGCGCCTTACTTGCTTCAACTAGTTTGTTTGCAACCGTTCGTATTCGTTCTTTCTTTTCTGAACACCGTCCAGAAATGTTTGATTTAGAAACGCCAAACTCCGCCGCAAGCGCACCCATGGAGTCCCCAGCGACCACCCGCCGCTTAATTTCGTCCCACTGCTCGGGAGTAAGCTTGGAGTGACGTCCCATTAGGCCGCCACTTGTCCCTCAAACTGAGCCAGCGCCGATACCACCGAGTCAGCCCAGAATGCAATGGCACCCTTGGCAACCAGCAGCGCCAGCATGGACACCTGGGCATTCGTGGGCTTGCCACCAGGCGCCTTGACCTCAATGTAGATCGCACGCCCAGAAGGTGGAACGACCCCCACGAGGTCAGGGAACCCTGCAGGGGTGGACGAGTAGCCCCCCTGACCCGCAGCACGCCCCTGACGCATCCCTGCGGCCCCGGAATCGACATGGACGAGGGCAATATTGAATTTCAACCTGAAGGCGTCCTGGATGGCTCGCTGAACGGCCTTCTCGGGTTGAGCCTTTCGTTTGCGCTTGGGGGCGCAAAGACCAAGGCCCCAGACAGGGGAAGGGATAGTCATGGGCACACCTCACGGTTGAGAGGGGCCAACCCCTCTCGTTTTGAAAACCCCTCTCCGAAAATTTCCTTAGAGAGATAAGGGATAGAGAGAGGAGAGAGGGGTGAGAGAGGTATATAGAGAAAGGACGTAGAAACAGACAGTGAAGAAAAGGGAGGATTGGAAATCGACCTCCGGCCTCTCACCCCTCTCAGACGGCATAGCTGCGCACTTCCAACCCCTCTCGGAGACCACCCTCTCACCCCTCTCACCCCTCTCATTCCTGCGGAGGAATCCATACCGCAACCCTTCTTTCTCCAGTGAGTTGTCTCGTCCACCCATTCCGTCGAAGGAGTTTCCCGAGCCTTTGGCCGGCGGCGTTCGTGTGCTGCGCGGCCGGGATGCCCATGTGAGTGAGGAGGCCCGACAGGCTGTAGCCGGCCGGTCGCTCCTGAGTAGCTCGACGGGCGGCGCTGTCGATGAGTTCCACCGCCTGGTGGATCAACTCCTCCCAGGGGTCCTCCGCCTCGAACCGGGTGGCATCCTTGGCCCGCAGGTTCTCCCGGGTCTGGTCCAGCCAGTGGGGAATCTTGTGGGCCTCCAAGTCCATAGCCTCGGCCCAGAGCTGCTCGCGCCAGTCTCTGAGGAGGTCCAGGTCGATCTGCGTGCAGTTGATCGGCCAGAAGCGCCGGGAGCCTGTGGGGTCAAAAAGGAAGGATTCCTGGTTTGTCGTGCCGACCAGGAATCCCGAGCGCTTGAAGGCCAGGGCTGTGCGACCGTAGGGTGGGCGGTAGACATCCTCGGAAGAGGAGAGGAAGGACTTCACCCGCTCGATGGCCTTGGTCCCGGTGGTGTGGTCCAGCTCGGCAAGCTCGGTGCACCAATTCCGGTGCATAACCATGAAGCCGTCCTTGGATTCCACGTCCAGGGGGCTGTCGCCAAACCACTGGTCCCCGATGAGGGTGTGCCAGAAGGTGGACTTGCCGAGCCCCTGGTTCCCAACGAGGACGGGAAGGGTGTCGAGCTTCGTGCCGGGCCGCAGGACGCGCCGGCAGGCGCCGACCATCGTGCACCGCAGGTAGTGGGTGGACAGGGGGCTCTCGGCGAGGAGGACCTCCTTGGCCACCCGGTGGATCCGCTCCTCCCCGTCCCAACGCAGGGCCTTCAGCCACTCCCGGACGGGGTGGATGGTGGTCTCCATGGCTTGGGCCATGATCTTGGAGGCCATCTCCTCACGGCCGAAGGCCACCCCGTGATGATCCTCGATCCGCTCCTGCGCCCAGTCGATGAAAGCGTCAGTCACGTCCTTCTTGTTGAACATGACAGCCTGGGTCATCTCGTTCATGGCCAGCGCCGGTCCCCAGGCGGGGTCGAGCCGGAGGATCTTGGCGAGGTTGCCCGGGGTCTTCTTGATCGTCCCGTTCTTGGTGTGAGTGAGGACGTCCTGGAGGGTGACTTCGCCCCCCTCGTCCAGGGTGGGGGCGGGCGCCAGTGGGGTGTAGGCCGTGCGCAGAGGCTCGGCCTCGAGGAGGTAGCCGAAGGGCTCGGACCCGTTCTCCCGGGCGCTGGTGACCTTGGTGAGGAGGTCAGACTCAGACCAGGGGGGCACGCACTTCGAATTCCACGCCATGAGGTATTCGAGTGCCTGCTGGTCGCCCAGGTCGAAGCCGCGGACCAGTTTGCATGCCACCCGGAAGGTGTGCACGTCGCCGCCCTGGCCTTCCACGGCGCCCGGTGTGGCGTCTAGGTAGGCCACCACGCGCTTGTCCCCGTCAGCATGCGCCACACGGGGCAGGGGCGTGACCCGGGCCCCAAGCCAGGCCGGTTGGAATAGGGGGAGGGTGGCGCCGGGTGCCCAGTTGCCCTCCTCCTCGTACATCGCGCCGTTCGGATGGATCGAGCCGGGCGCCACGACATAGCCGCCGTCGCCGCGCACGTCCAGAGCCATGCCACCTAGCTTCACATTGTTCTTGATGGTGACGCCCGGGTGGCGGAAGAAGAAGTGCTTCCCTTTGCCGGTGCGGGTGCGCATGGGGCTCGGGTGGTTCGCCTGGAGCCAGTTCACGGCGTCCAGGCTGTCGCCGTCCACCGCCACCAGCTCGGAGATGGCGCCCGTGACGATGCCGATGTTCAGGTCCACCCCGCCGTCGAACCACTCGCGCACCTCGTCAACGGTGGCGCGGTGCTCCTGGTAGGGCTTCCATGAGGCCAGGGCGGGGCGCTTGTCCCGGGCCTTGAGGGGAATGACTGAGAACCCCAGGGACAGGAGGCGCAGTGCCTGGTCCAGGGGGTTCGGACGGTGGTGAGGGGCGGCGGTCATTCATCACCCCGTTTTGGAGCATCAGGAAGATCGCTCGGCCATCCCCACCGGGAGAGCCCACCACGGTACTCGGCCAATCGCATAAAAACCTTGTTTACACGCTCAGCGGGAACCGCATATATCACAGTTAGCTCAACGAATTTCTGGAACAATAGGCCGCGCCGCTCAAAGAATGGAGCACTGGCGACAGAATGATTCCCTGCTCCCCACGTAAAGACGTGCCTCGTGATTGAATTGTCCGGAAAAGGGACAAGAATAATATCGCCCGGAACAAACCTAGATCCCGGGATCACCTCACATTCCCAACCCGCATTCCAGCAGATTATGGAGTTGGTAAGATCCTCTCCTCCCCAGTCTTCATCAATTCCTGGTGCCCCGAACTCGCTTGGATGGAAGTCGTCGGCGCCCTTTTCGAGATTGCACCTTTGGCATAGGACCCTGAGATTGTCGGGTGTGTTGTGGCCGCCCTTAGAGACGGGGATGATGTGGTCAATATGGAGTGGCCCGAAGGAGCCACAAATTAAGCACTGGCTTCCATCACGTTCAATGATGAGGGCGCGCAAGGAAGGGGAAATGGGTCGGCGAAAGGTCTGTGTGAGTGTGCTCATTTCCCGGCCTCTCCGCGCCGAATGGCATCAGCAATGCACTTCGGTAGAACCATGGAGTTCGGGGGCATATCCACAACCAGTCGCTCGGTCATCTCCGCCAGAATTGCTTGCCGGGCGGTGCGCAGGTGGGCCACAGCATCACCGATGCGCGGCTCCTGGGTCACCAGGGCGGCGTCGGCTTCCTGGATGGCATGGAGGGCCTTGAGGAGGTTCGTCTCGCCGGTCATGACGCGCACCAAGCCACCAGGGCCATGGCGGCGACGAAGAGGACAGCGGTCCAGAGGCCGGCCATGGTCGAGCGTTTCTTGATGCAGACGCAGGGCACATCCTCCATGGAGGGCCCGTGGAACTCGGAGTAGTAGGGGGCCCGGTA